GAAGCCTTCGTCAGTAGGAGTACGGATAAGAATGCCTTGGAGCACTATACCAAGCTCCTGAGAATCGACAACGAGATGCAGGGGCATACTAGGACAGCTGAGAACGATACCAAGAAGACTGAGGAGGGTAGCCAGCTTATTGGACAGCTTATGCAGGAGCTAAGGGCTAAGAACGCCAAGGGGTTAACCAGCACTAATACAGAAATAATTGATATTCCTTAACTTTTTACTTGACAGATCACTATTGAGACTCAATCTCATCAGCCCTATGGGAGAGATAATGGATTTCTTTGAAAGCGGAACGCAGAAGATGACTGATGCCATCCGAAAACCATTGGGACTTAAGAAGCCCAATTTACCACCAGTAACACCTCAAGCAGCAGGAGCACAGCAAACTAGCCAAGCATCAGCAGCTCAGAGCATTAGGGGCAAAAAACGCAAGGGTGTAGCAGCCTCAGTGCTTTCAGGTCAGGACGACAGCAAACGTAATACACTGGGATAATGTCGGACGATAAGCGAGCAGCAGCAATCATTCAGGACTTCGATGCATTTCCTGAGTTCCAGAACTGGAAGTCCTACGCAGAGAACATTGCGATCTACTGCGAGGAGCGCAAGTCAGGTATGCTTGGCGGGAGAACCCCTGGGCAGATTGATTCAACTCGCATATTTGACACCACTGTTCGAGAAGCAGCTGAGGTCTTTAGTTCTGGTACAGTAAGCAACCTTACTCCGCAGACGGAGAGATGGGCTGAGATTACCCCACAGGACTTCGTTACCAGCAAGGAGCAGGATACTTTTTACAATGCTGCATCTGACCGTGTACGTATTCGACTAGGGCAGAGCAACTTCTACCGCGGATTCCACGAGGGCATGCATTCGGGAGGATTGTTCGGTACTATGTGCGTTTCTATGGTTCCCAGCAAGAAGAAGATGTTCAACTTCCAGGAGGTTCCCTTTGGCCTTTATCGGTTCCGAGAGGATGGGGACGGAATGCCAGATACGGTATTCAGGGAGTACGAACCAATGACTGTTATGCAGATCCAGGACTTATTCAGGGCTGAGATCGAGAGCGGGGATGCGGTACTTACGGACAAGATGAAGGAGTGCTTAGCTTCTGATTCAGCTGAGAAGAAGAACGAGAAGTTCACTATCATTCATCGAGTAGCACCAAGGGATCCCAAGCTAGTCGCTGAGGGAGTAACGATCCCTAGCAAGCGTCCCTATGAGTCCGTTTACGTAATCAAGGAGGAGAACCATACTCTCTTTGACAATGATGGTTTCTATTATCAGGTGTACATCGTAGGGCGCTTAATGAAGTCCAGACACGATGCTGGTATGGGTAGAAGCCCAGGGACGCAGATCTTTCCAAGCGTTAGAATGCTCAATCGAGCTATGCGTGATGTGGGGGTAGCTGTCGAGAAGACAGTACGTCCACCAATACTTGAGCCCAAGGATTCAGCATTCCAGATTGATGATCGTCCAGGGGGCAGGATACCATTTGATCCTCACTTGGGTGATGGAGGCAAGCCCCAACCATTTTACGAGAACCCCAACATTCAGTTCGCGGAGTTCTACATCAATAAGCTCACCCAGCAGATTCGCAGTGCTTTCTTCAATGACCTCTTCAAGTTCTTTACCGAGCGTGATGTAGCTACCACTGAGAAGACAGCATTCGAGACTCAGATGCAAGCGGATGAGCAATTGAAGCTATTTACGCCAATCTTCCTGAATATCTCAGAGGAGGTTCTTAGTCGAATAATTGAGAACGTGTTCAAGGAGATGTTCATTCGTGGGGACTTTAATGACCTCATGGAGGAGAATAACCTTGACGAGGACAGCATTGGTGGATTTTCTGTTGTGTATAACTCCAGAATAGCCCTGGCGGTCAGGACACAAAGAATCCAAGGTGGACTTAAGTTAGCGAATATCGCCCAACTCGTGGATCAGTTCGCGCCAGGGGCTGGAGCCAGAGCAGTCAAGTGGGAGGAGTTCCTTGGAGCAGTCGCCGTTGACAGCACTATTCCAGCTGAATTTGTTAATGACGAGGAAGTGATTAGCCAGCTCAAGCAGCGAGATGACCAGATAGCTCAGTTGCAGCAAATGGTTGAAATGGCTCAACAAGCAGGACAAGCAGCTAGTGGATTCGCATCCGCAGAAGCACAAACACAGGGATAGATTTTATGGACAAGGAACCCAAGGAAGACGAGGACATCCTCGCGTTTAAACGTGTCTTCAACTCAGAGGACGGGGAGAGGATACTAAAACGGATCAAACGGATGGCGTACTACGATGATTACAGCCTGCCGATTGACATAAGTAATGAGAGCACTCGGTACTTGTTTATGGCAAGGAAGCTAGTGAACTTCATTGTTACAATGCGGGACGCTAGTCCTTATCAGGAGGTTGAGTACGCAGATATTCCAGAGATTGAGAACGAATTATGATTACAAAGAAAAAGGACAAGATACTAAGGGATGGCGTTGAGGTTGCTGTCCTTAAAGACAAGAAGGTGGAATACATTGGTGATGGGAAGCGTTATCGGCTACCTATTAGCAAGTTCCTTAAGAAGCAAGCTACTGAGGAAGAGGTTGAGGAGATGCCAGGCAAGGATGAGTGGTACGATGCTGAATGCCCAGTTGTTGAGACATGGGAAATGACAGCTAAGGAGGCTTTCCCTGATGCTCCTGGGTTACACAGCCCATACGGGGAGAAGGAACCCGATCTAGTACGCTGGATTCACGAGAATCACCCAGAGGACTTCAAGAACCGATACGCAGGAAAGAAGACCTGTATGGATGAGGTTGATCCCAATGCGGAGAAGGATACCCCTAAGGCAGTACGAGCACAGAGAGAGGGATTCAATGATGCCCGAGGACGCAAGGGATACCGCCCTGAGCACTATGAATTCGAGGGTATATTTGAGAGAGAGTACAAAGTAGGATTTAAGAACGGAGGAGGAAGAATATAATGGAAGACAATCCACTAGCACCGACTGAGACAGTTCAACCAACGGAAGCAGCCCCTATTGAGACTGGATCTCAAGAAGCACCTGCGACGTTTTATTCAATGATTGACCAGGAGACTGGTGCATTCAAGGAAGGAGCTTGGGACAAGTACCCAGTACCAGATGGTATGGACCCCCAGAAGTACCAGAATCTAGGGCGTAAGTTCAATGACTTTAACTCAATGGCTGAGGGATACCTGAACCTAGAGAAGCTACTGGGACGGGAGAAGATCCCTATGCCCCAGGAGGGTGATGGACCAGAAGCTTGGGATCGGGTATATGATGCCTTAGGTCGCCCTAAGGAGGGTGAGAATTACAACGTACCAGAGGGATTGCCAGAGGAGTTAGGCAATGAGCTTACTGGCTATTTTAAGGAAGCAGGGCTTAATCAGGCACAGGCAGATAAGCTACTGGGGCCTGTTCAGGAGATACTTGCACAGAAGGCCGAGAGGGATTCCCAAGCAGCTGAGAGCAACGTGGAGGCAGCAATTGCTTCACTGGAGTCCGAGGTAGGACCACGGAATACTCCTGGTTATGCGGAGTCCGTAGAGAAGGCTGAGGCTGTAGCTGCTCATTTGGGATTGGATGATTCAGCATTCTTTCAGGTGCCTGGGTTCGCTGCTAAGATGGCTTCCTTGCACGCTTCGCTGATGGATTCCAATATCAAGGGAGTTCAGCCCAGCACTATTTCAACGGGTCAAAATGTCCAATCCCAGATTGATGACATTCTGAATAACCCACAGAATCAGCTTCATAGGCCCTATCTCGATGGGGATCCGAATGCCCACAATCACGTTCAGAAGCTCTTTGACCAGAAGTTCGAGGCTGAGAATAACCCAGGAATTTAACTCAACGCTAGTGTAGCTCAATTGGGAGAGCATCTGATTTGTACTCAGACGGTTGGGGGTTCGAGTCCTCTCACTAGCTTTTTTCATCTTTTTTAAAGAAAAGACTTGACAACACTTTAATGAGACTCAGTCTCACTCTTGACTTGTAGAAAATCTGCCCTGTGTGGACCTGCTAATAGTCGGAACCTCGAAAAGAAGTACCGCCTCATTAGTGGGGGAACGGGAAAGGACGTAGAGGAATGCCTTATGGCACTAACCTAACCTAACCAGATATAAACAATGTCTTCACAATATCCTAATGCATACTCTCAGAAATTCGAGAGCGATGTACATCTACAATACGCGCAGCGTGGTTCTCGCCTAACGGGCAAGGTTCAGGAGCGCTCAATGGTAGGAGCCGAAACAATGTGGCTCCCACAGATCGGTGCTCAAACAAGCACTAACGTATATGAGCGTCATGCTGACACTCAGTACAGCGATACGATTCACACCACGAGAAAGCTTACTTCCAATGCGGAAACCCAAGCGGATCTCATCGACATCCCAGATCAGAAGCGTTCTGTAGCTCAGTTCCTCGGCCCATACGCTGAGAACTTCGCCCAGCTCTTTGGTCGTCGGAAAGATGAAATCATCCTAGATGCAGCTATTGGCACCAATTACTACAAGGTAAATGGTTCTACTACTGAGACTCCTATTCCCCTCCCAGCAACGCAGCAAGTCGCTAATGACTTCAGTGTTCCTTCTACGGATGAGGGCCTTAGCTTGGCAAAGCTTATTGAAGCTAAGTCAATCCTCGGTAAAAATGAAACTCCAATGGGCGAAATGCTCTATTTCGTTTACCGCCAGGAGCAGCTCGATGATCTTCTCAAAAACGTGGATCAAGTATCTAATGCGGATTACGCGAACATCAAGGCTCTGATTGATTCAGAGGTCGGGTACTTCGCTGGATTCAACTTTATCAAAACTCAACTCGTATCAGTAGCTTCTGATGTCGCTTCCTGTGTGGCTTACACTAAGTCCGCTTTGGTTGCTGGCGTTACTAGCGGTTTCACTGCTAGGGTTGAACAACTTCCACAAAAGAATTACTCTTGGCAGGTCTGGGCTTCTTTGGATATGGGTGCTACTCGTATGCAAGAAGAAGGCGTTGTCGAAGTTCTTTGTGACCAAGCCCCTTAATAGAAAGCAGGTGATTTAACATGGCAGCAACAGACGCAACATATTACACTAACCAAGTTGGTGGAACAAACGGGGATACTCGCGGTAAAACTTATCCGAGAGCCCAGAACTATCGTACCCTTCGTATCCGCAAGGACTTAGACGCTGGTGAAGTAGCAACTGACACTTTCAATCTTTACAAACTAAAGGTTGGTCAGACGCTAATCCCAGGCTTGTCTTACGTTACTACGGACTCCGCAGGATCAACTCTAACCATTGACATTGGCGATGATACTGATGCTAATGGTTACGCTGATGGAATGGACCTCGCAACAGCGGGGAAGGTGAACTTCTGTGATCCAGCTATTCCTGCTTACGAGGATGCTCCACACGTAGCTACAGCAACAACTGAGGACGTAATCGTAACGATTGCCTCTTCTGCTTCACCAACAGCAGCCTCAGTGGTCTTTTATCTCACGATAATCGACGAGTACGCTGAGCAATAATTCCTTGTCCTAGTCCATTAATTTGGACGTTCTTCACAAAGTCCCCCTGGGTGTCTCCATGACGGTCAGGGGGCACCTTTCAATTATGGCATCCAGAACTGACATCATCAATTTAGCCGCTGTTTATATCTCTGAAGCTAGGAGTATTGATCCAAGCACTGACACATCGGAGACAGCAAGAACACTTGACTTCCTTTATGATTTCAGCCGAAAAGAAGTCCTTAGAGCGCATACATGGGGATGTGCCAAAGAGGACGTACTAATAAACGCGGACGGTACCGCACCTACCTTTAAATGGGCAAGGGCATATACTCTGCCTGTGGACTTCGTAAGAATGGTAAGCATTCAGGAGGTTGACATTGATGCAATTAATCCCCCTAGATACGAGATCAAGGGACGCAAGATCCTGACATCAGAAGCAGCTCCACTTAAGGTCACTTACATTAAGGATCTGGAAACCGTAGGAGATATGGATGATATGCTAATTAAGTCCATTGCCCTTAAGCTAGCAGCTGAAGCTTGCTTGTCTAGAACTGACAGTATTCCAATGGCTGAATTCATTCTCAATAGGTACAATACCTTCGTTGAGGAAGCTAAGTTCACTGATACAATGGAGCGAAGAAGGGCTCTTGATGCTCCTCATCTTCAGAGTGATTGGGATAACTCTCACTTCGGGGGTGGCGCATAATGGCTCTCTGGCCTAGAATAAACAGATTTAATGCTGGTGAATGGTCCCCTTTGCTTGATGGCAGATGGGATCTAGAGGATTACCAGTCCGCAATGCGGAAGTGCAATGGCTTTATCCCTCTTAAGTACGGACCACTGGAGCGAAGCACTGGAACTGAGTACATAGCTGAAACCAAGGACAGCACCAAAGAAAGTAGATTGGTGCGCTTCAGGTTCTCAGCTACCACGAATTACGTAATGGAGTTCGGGGAGAATTACATACGGTGGTTTACTGGTGGATCAACTGCTAGTAGAGTTGAGATCAGCACACCATCTGCGTGGACGGCAGGGCCTGCTTATTCAGTAGGTGATCTAGTTGTAGAAACAGGAACCAACTATTATTGTACAGCAGCTCATACACCAGGAACCTTTGCAACGGATCTAGGCAATGGCTTATGGCACGCATTGGAGGATGACATATACGAGATTCCTACCGCTTACCTGGAGCCCATCTTATTTGATCTACAATTCGTTCAGATCAATGACATAATTTACATTGTTCACGAGGATTACCCAGTCCGTAAGCTATCAAGGTTCGGGGAGACGGATTGGCAAATAGAGAACGTTGATTGGGACTTCCCTCCATTGCTGGATATAAATGCTACCAGTACTACTGTTTACCCCAGCGCTACTACTGGAACGGGAATCACGCTCACTGCGTCCTCAAGTATATTCACAGCTGATAATGTAGAGGGTTACTTTGCTATTACGCAAAACAGGGATGCCCAGGAGATCCTATTTGATACAGGGGATCTTGGAGGCAATATCTCGGTAGGAACTCACGCAGTCCCAACAAAAGGACCCTGGAGTCTAACCACCACAGGCAAGTGGGATGGTACGATCTTCATAAGCAAGAGGGCAACTGGTACAACTAACTGGACGCAGGTATGGTCAGCTAGGTCGGACTACAGCGCGGGATCAGGAGCTAACTTTATTCATAGCGGAATCGAGACAGAGGATGATGTGGAGTACAGTGTGCACTTCGCGTTCGACGCAACGCCACCTGTAGAAGCATCCGTAACCTTCACTGTTGAACCAATTTCACTTACGGGATTTGCCTTAATTACTGGATATACATCAGGAACGGTTGTTACTGCGGATGTTAAGAAAGACTTTGAGAATTCAGGTTCTGGCAATGCTGTTACTACCTGGTCCGAAGGAGCGTTTTCATACAGGAGAGGACACCCAGCAGCAGTTACGTTCTTTGAGAGTAGATTGATCTTCGGGGGTACGGACTACAGAAAACAGAGAATGTGGTTTTCCTCTTTTGATGACTTCGAGAACTTCGGAACAAGTACACCTGATCTTCTAGCAACGGACTCCTTGAGCTATCAATTGGCAGCTGTGGAGCAAAATAGGATCAAATGGATTCGAGCACGCAAGTATTTACTAATAGGAACTGAAGGAGAGGAATACAGTCTCAGGGGTGCTGATGGCAATGCCCTCTCACCAACAACACAACCACTGAGCACAATTGAAAGCACTGAAGGATCTAAAGGAATACGTCCAACAATCGTTGGAGATAGTTTACTGTTTTGGAGTAGGGATGGACGGAAGCTTCATGAGCTTCTGTTTTCTATCGGTGAGGACGGTTTTGGAACGAATGACATTACTAAGCTAGCGGAGCACATTACTGATCCCAGCATTAAGCAAAGCGCTTATACCCAGGATCCTTATAGAATCCTCTGGAATATCCGTACCGATGGGGTTCTTGTAGGCCTTGTTTATAATCGCAGCGATGAGGTAATTGCTTGGTTTACTAGGGACACTGATGGTGAATTCGAGAGCGTTGAGAGCATCTACGGAGATCCCGAGGATGAGGTCTGGACTGTAGTTAAGCGAGAAGTCAACGGAGCTGATGTCCGATACGTGGAGAGATTCAGCTTCAGGGAGACGGTTAAGGATGATATGCTTTATGCTGATTGTGGAATTCGTTATTCTGGTGTCAGCACTACGACGATTACAGATCTCGATCACCTTGAGGGCAAAACGGTTGCTGTTCTGGCTGGTGGAAATGCTGAAGCGGATAAGGTTGTAAGTAGTGGACAGATTACGCTTGACAATGCTAGTACAAAGGCTTCTGTAGGACTTGCTTACGATACGGAGATGGAGACCACTAAACTAGAAGCACCAGCAGGAGATGGAGCGTCAAGGGCTAAGCCCAAGAAGACGGATCACGTACTACTGGGTTTTCGCAACTCCCTTGGTGGAGAAGTAGGCATTCGCTGGAATACTCCAGGAGGAGAAGAAAAAGAGACTTTAAATGAAGTAACCTTCAGGGATACATCGGATTTAATGGATAGTAGTCCTCCGTTGTTCACTGGAGAGAAATACTGGGAGATGCCGACTGGTCATCACAGGAACCCCAGAATCGTGTACAAGGTGACTCAACCATTGCCATGTACGCTTCTTTACACAATTCCAAAGATAACCCCGAAAGGACCATAATGGCAAATTTTGCAGATGCGATTTCAGAAGCAGGACAGGGCTATACTTCATTGGAGGCTGGCAGGACTGCTAATATAGTAGCCCAACACAACGCATGGATTGACGAGCAGGATGCTGAAATTGCCATGAATATAGCTCGCAAGAATGCTGCACTTGAACAACGTAAGGGAGCAAGGATTCAAGCGGAGCAAGCTGTCAGGTTCGGTAAGGGCGGTGTCCAAGCTGATGCTGGCAGCCCTCTGCTTCTGGCTGCACAAGAGAGTGTACTTGCTAGCCTACGAGGAAGCGAGGAGCTAAGAACGGGAGCATTTGAGGCACGTAGAAGGAAACAATCAGCAGCTATGCATAGATTCAGAGGCAAGGCAGCTAAGAAAGCTGGCAAGGTTAATTTCATAGCTGGATTAGCGGAGGCTGGAGCAGATGTTGACGAGGAGTTCGGATTGACTGGCAAGTTTAATAAGTGGAGAAAAGGCAAGAAGTCAAAAAGCCCTAAAACAGAAAAAACTAATGTTCTAGGAGGGATTTCCCTATAATGCCTATACCATCATCAGAACCAGGTAAATTTAAGAGCGCGGGATCAGTTGGTGTTCAGCCAGATATTGGTATCGGGAGTAAAGTATTTGATGCCTTAGCTGAAACTGGTAAGGAGTTCGATAAGTTCCGTAAAGAGCGACAAAAAACCCTTGATAATACAGCCTCCAATAGGGCCGTTAAAATGAACAAGAGCCTAGAAGAGACTATTGAAGTAGCTATAGTTGAGGCTGGTGCCCAGAACGATCCTGACTCATGGGGAGATATAGCTAATGGGATTGTAGAGCAGCATAGATCTGATCTAGGAGAGATTACATCCAAGGCATCAAAGGAGACAAAGGAGTCAATTAGCTTTCATTTAGAAGATACGCTGGGCGGTATCAATCGAAGCATGTTCCTGAAGGGAGCCAAGGTTGAGCAAGAGGCAGAGAATCAATCCATAATAGCGCGCGTAAATGAGGAGGTTCGGCAAGCAATTGATGAGGATGAAATAGATGCTGCTCTTAAAGGGTACGAGGAGGCGAATCTACCTCCAGCAACTATAACTAAACTCCAAGAGAAGGCCTTGAAGGAATACAGGTCCAATAAAATCAAGATTGCTAATGGGTACACCGAAGAGATTCAAACAAAGGAACAAGCAGATGATCATGGCAGTCTTATTCTCAATGACAAGACACTTACGGCTCCTCAAAAAGAATCTCTGTTAAGTAATTTAAATAAAAAGCGCATAAGCCTAAACAACGCCAAGGACAAGAACTGGCTGGACCAGAATAAGGAGACAATAGCCGAATCCGAGGACATTGAGGAGCTTAAGAATCTTGAAATCCCAGAGGGAACTTCTCAGAAGGCCAAGAACTCATTTAATAGCCTAAGAACCAAGAGGGTTAAGGCTCTTAGACTTGATAAGGCTAATACAAACTTGGATGTCATTAATGGAATTGGGAATGGCACTATTACCCCCGATGATATAGAGCTTCTTAACCTGTCTGAGAAAGAGCGCAAGTTCTATAACTCAGTCCTGGATCAAAGGCTTAGTGGATTTAGTCGAATGGACACGGAGTTCAAGCAAGCCAAGAAGGACATTAAGACATGGGCATTTAGTGGATCTTCTAAGCATGGCATATTTGCGCTTGAACCAGATGTTGACGCAAAGAACAAGATATGGGACCGCATTAATAGCGAGGACTTTAACACAGATGCACAATTGCTGCTTGGCCAAATGATGATTCAGGCTGAGGGCATGGACGCTGCTGATGGAGAGATAGATGTAGCCACTAGTGCAATGTTTGACATGGAGCTAGATGATGATTCATCTTCTGCTTTTAGGGAAGTCGGTCGATTGCTTTCAGTAAAGATGGGCGGTCCAATTGAGGGAGGATTGCTACCCGCTAAAGAAGGCGGTGAAATAGGCGAAGGATTTACTGAGAGAGAGAAGCGGGAATTTGGCTTTAGGACTGCTACCGTTGACCCCGAGGATGCGTGGACAGCGTATGAGAAGATCAGAACTCTAGCAGAGGATTATTTAACTGGGGATTCCAAGAACATTGAAACCTTCAGATCGGAGTCCAAGAAAGCTATAAATGACGCTATTACAAATAGTCAGCTAAACAAGCTAATGCAGAAGCGTAAAGAAGCTGCTAAGATCAAAAGAAAGAAGGGTGCTGAGTAGTGCCAACTGAATCCCAGATACAGAACGCATTTACTGCGGGTATAGACAACCTTGATAGCATGTTTGCTCCTGGTTGGACTGAATCAGCTAAGGATGCTTTTGGAAGCGAGGAGGACTATCAATCCAATGCTAAGAAGCTTGCCATTAGTCTCCACATGTCCGATTCAGAGGGATATGATCCAAGAGATGTTGGAGAGTACTATGAATCCTATGCGCGCGCATTTGGCCTTAGTGGGGATATTGACAAGGATTACATGTCACTTCAAAAGCACTATGGATTTGTTCGGGAGCAGAAGAAGGAAGTAGGTCAATTCGAGGGGTTCGTTAATTCCTTTAAGGGCTCATGGTTTAACCTAAAGAAGGCTAATAACTCCATGATTGCCTTGGCTAATAACGATGATTCAGCAGCCAAGCAGGAGCAGGAAATGGCCGAGATCGAGGAGACTATTAGGGAGTTACAGGGGACTCCTATGGCTGGCGAGATCGGTAGGCTTCAATCCATTTTAACTGATAAGAGAGAGAACCTAAAGCAGATGCCAAGACGCAGACATGAGGCTATCCAGGAGGTAGTTAGTTCTCATGCTGAAATGGCTAAGCTGGGGGTTGGTAAGGCGTTTGAAGAGTTCCTTGGAGCAGAGGGCTTAGGAGAATCCCTTGCTAAGCTAGCTGGAGATCCCATTGAGATCGTTTCTAACATCCTTGCAAGTTCATCAATACAGATGGCTCCTGCAATCGTTGGAACTATTGCTGCTGGGCCTACTGGTGGTGCTGCTGGAGCTTTTCAAACTGAGTACTCTCATACCTTTGTGGAAGCAATGCAGAAGGATGGTGTTGATTTAAACAATCCTGAATCCATAAACGCATTTATAAACGACAAGGAGCGCAGGGATAAAGCTAGTGATGCAGCAATCAAGAAGGCATCAGTAATCTCCTTGTTCCAGTTCGTTGGTGGTCAATTAGCTGGAAGGATAAGCCCAGCATTCAGGAATAGAACAGTTGGTGCAGCATTAGAAGCATCTGTTCAGATTGGTGAAGAAGTAGGCGGTGAAGCCCTGGGTCAGTTATTTGCCTTCGGGGATATTGATACCAAGGAGGTACTGATGGAGCTAATTGCCAGTGGTCCTAATACTGCTGTGGAGTTCGCTAGGAATACCCTTACTTCTGATTCCAAGATTGAGACTAGCCAAGCTTTCGATGCGCTTACAATGGATGAGAATGGTCAACCATTGACTGCTGAGGCTATCCAGAAGATGGCTCCCAAGATTGACCTCAATGAGTTCGAGATGGAGCCAATGGAGCGCATGTCTCTGGAGATGGCTGGCAAGGGTGACGTTGAGGCAGCTCAGAGCATTCAGTCCCTTCAATTACAGAGACTAAAGGAACAGGAGGAAATAAGACTGACTCCTGAGCCAACTGAGGTAGACACAGCTGTTGATGAGATCAAATTACTTACGGAGGGGATTATATCAGCTGAGACTGAGATTGAGACTAATTTAGATGTCCAGGAAGAAGCTGAGACAATTGTACGCCCAGGTGATCCCAGGGATGAAGCTAAGATACCAAAGGAGAAGCTCCCAAGGAAGAGACTTACTAAGGATGAGAAGATAGAGCAGCTTAAAGAGAAGCTAGTTCAGCAGAAGAATGATCTAGCACTCAAGGCAAAGGAGACAGCTAGCAAGATACGTAAGCGCGCAGAAGAAAAGCTTAAGGCTGTAAGAGCTGAGTTAAAAGCTAAGAACATTGACCAGAAGCAAGCTCTAAGAGATCAGGCGGCATCCGTCAAGGAAGCTATTGGGCAAGTTGAGAGCATGGTTAACCAAATGCCTGCTGACGTCCAAGCTAGATTCAAGGGATTCAAGAAACTAGCTAACACCAAGACTCTTCCAGCACTTGAAAAGGGGCTCAATGAAAGTCTGAATAAGCTACAGAATTTATACATAGAGGAGACTCAAAAGGTACTTGTTAAGAATATTAATAAGACAGTTAAACAGACCACAAAGGATCTTAAGGCAGCTAAGGCGGGCAAGAAACCTTTTAGGCACGGACCTGAGGTAATTCGACAGATGGAACTCGCTGGGTACAATGGTGGAAAGGCTCGTGAAGTAGCACAGCAGAGGTTCGAGGATTTAATGGTTCGCATTGAGTCCCAACCCGATGACAAGCCCTATGAGATGACTGAGGGGGATTATGAGATCCAGCGCGAAGGGATGATTCCTAATGTAGCTGAGGGACAGACGGTTGACAATGAACTCCTTGCTAGATACCTGGCTGATCTTAAGTCCGTTAAGGCAGATGGATTATCCGCTCATAATGCCAAGAAAGCTAGAAGGGGTGAGAAGATTCGGAGAACTGGCAATGTCATTAAGACCAGCATTGAAACTAATTCCCAAAGAAAGAAGAATAAGGACCTCTCAGAGAAGGATGCTGCTAGGGATCGCGGAATTAAGGATATGATTCGTGAGGGAAACCAGGAATTGCTTGATACTAGATCAATTAGCGCTGCGCTTACTGGAGAGAAAAGGAATAAATTAGATACTCTTATATTTGAAAAGGTGGCTGATGGAGTCTCTGATAGCATTCTAGCTCACCAAGAATACACTGCGTTCATTGAGCAAAAAGCAAAGGACCTTGGACTGGACTTAACCAAATCAGGGAATGTTCCCCTTAAGCAAATAGGCAAGAGGCAAATGAGCATGTATGAGGCCATGTTCGTCTATGGTCACTCCCAGAACGATCTAGGCATGGAACACCTTAAGCACACCGATTTCGGAGGGATTAAGCTCCGAGGAGAGATTCAAGGTATTGTTGACTTGCTGCCGCAGAACCACAAGGACTTCGTTGATTCCCTGATTGATTATAATGACAATGTAATGTATCCGAGGCTGAACGAGTTATACATGGAAATGTATGGTGTTCCAATGCCAAAGGAGGATAGGTATTTGCCCTTAATGAACCTATCCAGTAAGACTGCTTTTGACCATGCGCTAAAGGAAAACCCCACCTTCATGAGGATTCATACCAGTTTCCTTAAGGCTAGATCCAAGAGTAAGCTGGGATTTGAGACGCTTGAGCTTATTGGATCACTTCAGAAGCACAACGCAAGTGCTGAACATGCTATAGCACTGCATGGCACTTTAACTGATGCTAATTTAATGTTCAGGGATTCGGGGCTCCAGGAAGCAATGAATGAAGCCTTTCCTGGCTCATTGGCTTATGTAAAGGAGTACATAAACACAGTTGCAAAAGGTGAGATGATTAAGCCCAAGGGTCAATGGGACCGTGGACTAAGAATCATGAGAAACAATACCAGGACTTACTGGTTGGCCGCTAACCCTGGGGCTTGGGCGAAGACACAGGCACCCATGATAAGCGCGTTGCAGTCCATTGATAAGGGAGCTGCTGCTTCTGCTGCTATGAGGCACTTCGGGAAGAGCAATTGGAAGCTAGCATCCAGCAAGAGCAAGTTCATGAAGACCAGACCTCACTCCAACAGGATTGAGATGATGGAATTGGCATCAAGGGGCTTTGAGCCAGGAGCCACTAAAACCTTTAAGAACCTGAAGGCCCAAGCAAAAAGGCTTCACGCATGGAGCCAGAAGTACGCTTACTGGATGTACACCCCTCTTGATTTAGCTGCTACATCAACCGCCTGGGTTGGGAAGTACACGGAGGCAATGAACAAGCATGGGGTTGAGGCTGATGCGATTCTGGAAGCGGATGATATTGTAAAGCGATTCTTCCCAACGGGTAGAATAGATGAACTACCTCCTCTGTTCCGAGAGCAAGGAATGAAGAAGGAGCTGTTTATATTTACTTCGGACATGAATAGGCACTATAACCTTGGGTTCACTGCCACTCAGCTGAAACAGCGCAGGGTCCAGGAGGCCATTATGTTCGCCTTCTACGGGGTTCTAATGAGCAGCGCTTACTTGGCGTTTACTGATGCTGGTATGGATGCCTTTAAGGAGACGCTGGGACTGAAAGATGAGGAGGATGAAAGGGGGGAGCAATTCCTCAAGGATTCAGCCAGATACATGGCATCTCAGGTAGTTGGTGGAATCCCAGTCCTTGGGAAGGTTGTGGAGGCATCTGTAGCTGCTGCTTCTGGTGATGGCCAATTGTCCAGAATGATGTCAAAGCAGACCCCCATTTCGATGTACTCAGCAGGGCAGGCAATGACCCAGAACTTCGGGACCGCTGCATTCTCCCTATTTGGCATCCCTGGAGGGAACTTATTTGCACCCCATATTGATGATTATTTGAAGGACAGGGACGGAGAGGATGATTTTCTCAGTGATTTCTAATTTTAACCTTGACAGACCCCTAATGAGAACCAATCTCAACTAGAAGCCCTATGACCCACGAAGAGAAAATAGATAAGATCCATGATGCCATCTGTGGTAATAAGTTCGGGAATCCTGGGCTCATTAAGAGAACAGAGGAGCAGGAGAGGAGACTTACCAAACTAGAAGGTAAGTGGTTATGGTTATCAGGGATAGTAGTGGGATGTAACGCTGCTGCCGCAGCAGTAATAGGTTATCTTAAGCTAAAGTAACCAGCACTTCGTGCTTACTTAGTAAGTATGGTTTGTGAACTAAGAAGAAAATCAAAGAAAACCAATAAAAGAAACAAAAGAAGAAGCCCCCGATTATACACGGTATTTTTTAATGTCAACACTAAAATCATTTAACTTAAATTAATTATGTCACAATTCATAGGAGGCCCTACAAGGCACTGGGAAGAAGTATCCCCTAATAATTCAACTCCAGTATTCACTAAGGATAACGGAGATAGAGAGCTATTTCAGTGGTTCTATATTGGAGGTACGGCTGGGAATATTGTTATAACGAAATGGGATGGCACTGACGAAACAGTTCCAGTCGCAGCTAATAGTTACCATCCGATGATGGGAACTCATATCAAGCTCACTGGTACTACAGCCACACCAATATTCGCAGCTAGGATATAATGCCTAATCTCGTTCGAGTCTGGAATCACGTAGTCTCAGTTGTTACTGGATTCTTCCAGGGCGATGGTGGGTACATGAATCCATGCACTTGGCAAGCGCACCAGACAGGGGAGATCAGTGAAGCATCATGGGATGATTACTCCACAACGGGAGCGAATCCAACGGAATGGG